TGGCGGGGAGGTTGGTCGTCGTCAAACTGGCCGAAAGCGTATTCGCGGCGAGTTCAAAGGACCGGAACTGGTTTGACGCCAGAGCGCCCGCGTTGAGCATATACAGGCGACCGGCGAGGATTTCGTAGCGAGCGCCCGTCGCCGGGGTGAAGGTGAAGGCTGTCTCGACCGTGATGGTCGGGGTCGTGCCGACCGTATTGCCGACGATCCAGCGTTCTTCGACCTTGCCCGCTGTGGTGTCGGTGATCCGGAGTTTGAAGCCCTTGTCGCCGGAGCCGCCCCGATTAGCCAGCATATTGAGGCCCACCGCAGTCGGGAAGGCCGTCGAGATCACGACGCTCGTGGTCGTCGCGCCTGCCGCGATGGTGCCGACCAAGCCGAGAGACGGGGCAAAGGCCGAGGTGGCTCCAGCCGCAACACTGCCTCCCAGAGCAGGTGAGACCATCGGCTGCCACGCCTTTGAAATGATGTTGAAGCGGTTCAGGGTCGTCGCGCCAACGAGATTATAGACGAAGGGGTTGCGGAGCAGGGTGGACCGCAGGTCCGAAGCCATCGAGGACCCGGCAGCGTGAGCATTGGGGCTGGGCTGAACCTGACGCCAGATTTGCGCGTCAATGACCTTCTTGAACGTATTTGCCATGTGATCCTCAGGTGATGCGCGAGCGGACGTTCAGCGCCCAAGCTGCACGGTTGCCGTCGATGATTTGCATTTGGGCCGGGTAGCTGCCGACCGACGTAATGTTACTGAGGGTTGTTACCGTGCTGACGGTGGAGACGCTGCTAAGGGTGCCGCTTTCGACAATCACCGTGCCGCGCTGGCGCTGGAGCGACTTGTCGTAGCCCAGAGGGGCCATGAGCATTTGCAGGATGCGAAGCAGCAGGTTGCCGGAATTGGTGTCTGCCACAGGCAGGGGGTTGGCTTCGGAGATGTCGGCTGGGACCTTGGCGTCATCAAGGCCGCTAAGGGTCGCGAGCCCAACCACCTGCATCTTTGTCGTGTCGCCCGAATAAATAACTTCGCGGGCGGCAACTTCCGTACCCGAGCCTTCTGTGTAGCCTACATTGTCAGCCATTAGGCGATCCGGATGATGGCGGTAGCGGCAGCGGCAGCTGGGAAGACGATGGTAAAGTCACCAGCGGTGGAGGTCTTGTCGGAACCAAAATCCAGAACCGCCACAGCCGGGTTGGTCAGGGTACCGCCAGCGTTCGACAGGGCCGAAGGCGTCGTGTTGTAGATCAGCGCCCCGCGAGCCGTGATGGTCGCCGTCGAGAAGGTCAGGTCCGAGAAGTCTACGAAGCCAGTCGTTCCCGAGGTAACCGCACCGCCGAGATTGCTGAGCGTGCCCCCGCCAGCCGTATAGCCGGTGCCCGACACTTCGTTTGTCGCGCTGTAAGCCGTGGTCGTGGCGTCGAGGTTAGCGGACGAGGTGTAGAGGGCCAGCTTGAAGGTGTCGCCGCTGGTGACGCGGAAGTCGTGGACACCGAGCAGGACTTCAGCCTTGAAGCTCGTTGCCATTGCTTGGGTGATGGCCAAGATGGTCTCCTAGAGGTCTAGAATGAGAGTAAGGTCGGCGTGCCCGGCCTTGGTAAGCCTGTTAGCCAGCGTGACGTTGTGCGACCGCACGGCCTCTTGCATATAATACACGAGGACTTGGCGAATGCTATCCCGGAATGCTTCCGCTTGATCGCGGATAGCGGGGTGGGCAGAGCTGCCGACATGGATGATCTTGTCGAGAGCGCGCTCCGCGATTTCCTCTGGGGTAAACCCCCGCTCATGGGTAGTGAGCACGCTTACCGAGCCCACTGTACCGCTGATCGCGTCAAACATCGTTTTACCTCACGGGGTATCGGGTCTGAAGGGTCCGGTAGTTGTCCTGCCGGTTCTTGCCCTCGCCCAGCTGCTTCAGCATGGCCAGCGCTTCGTCGTATCGCTTCTGATACCCCGCGATGACATCCTGCTCACCCTTCATGAAGGTATACGCCTCCAACAGGGCTCCATAGAGCAGCACCGAGTCAAAGTTGGTTCCGAGCCACGACGTACCCGCCGTCACGATGGACGTAGGATAGTAGAAGTAGTGCAGCTCAAACTGGTAGGTCGCGTCTGGCGTCGGCCCAAGGATGAACGAATCCTTGTCGAAGAAGGCGTAGTAGATCGGCTTCGCTGTGGCGTTCGGGTTTGGATAGGACTCCCGAATGAAGCTGACGTCCTTGTTGAGCATGTACTCGTAGTTGCCGCTGGCGTCGATGACGGCCATGGAGAAGCTGGCCAGCCAGTCGGCGGGGACCGCTAGGTACTTGTTGCCAGAGGTGCACTGACCAGTGACGTTCTTCCGTAGGTCCAGCAGCTGTACCGTGTTGAAGATACGCTGCTCAGCCTGTTGGATGAAGGCGTTGATTTGCTCTGTGGACGTAAGCGTAACCGTCCCAGACCCCGCAGAATCGGTCCACGTAGTGCCGGGGAAGTCGTTCTCGACGTACCCCTTAATGGTCTCGAACAGCTGCGCGTAGTTCATGGCTTAGCCCATCGGCCCGCGAGCGCGAGTGCCCTTAGTGGCAGCGCCGGTCCCGCGAATCTTCACCCCACCGCCGCTCTTCAGCTTGGTCAGGGGTTTGCCCGGGTGCATACCGCGCTCGTGCTTGTGGATAGCGGACGCCGCCATCTTCTTGTCTTGCTTGAGGTCAGCCTTGTCCATGGTCAGCTTCCTGTAGTAACGGTGACGGAGCCCACTGCTCCTGTAGCTTTTAGCGTATCTGGAAGACTAGGCAACTCCAGAGGGTTATTTAGCCCGACAGGGTTCCAGCCCCACTGGATGATCCGACTTCCTTCGCCGGGGTTACCGTTGTCATTCAGCCCAGACTGGAAGTAGCTGTTGTCGGGCCGGGGATTACGGAGCGCCTGCGGGTCGTCCACTGGGTACATACCCAGTTGCAGTTGGGGGTGGTCGGGCTCCCAGCAGCTACGGCATACAAGGATGTTGACGTTCTTCGTCTTGATCGTGAGCTGCCGAAGCTCCTTAAGCTTGTAGCGGAAGCCGCACCTGTCGCACTGGGCAATCGCGCGTTTCCCGGTGGCGAACCTGTTGGGCATGGATCACCTAAACGCTACACGCGGGGCGATGCGGAGGGGGGCCTTCTCTCGGTCTTCGTCAGACGCGAGCTGCCAAGCCTCGTCGTACATCTGCTTGAGCATCATTGCGCGTTCCATGGCCCCCGGGATTTTCACCGACAGGTGGTACGCTAGCCCTGCCACCATAGCCGGAAGGAAACGGAACGGGATATCCTGTGTCGTGACGCCCGAGCCAGCCTCTTGAATGCGCCGAAGCCGCCAGTAGACGAAGGTGTAGTAGCTGGATTGGTCTGGCACAGGCCACACGGTAACCCGGGGGTAGGCGACACCAGAGGGCTCAGTGGCCCCCGACCGACGTTCGATCCAAACCTGAATTGGCCTTCCTTGGCCATTTTTGTTCGGGATCGTGGCGTAAGTGTCCACACTGATCCTATTGATGTTGATGTCCGTCTGGTTCTGGCCCGACTGGGTCCGGATGACGTGGTCGATGAGGTCCACGGTATCCAAGGGCAGGTTATACGTAGCGGTACCCGCCACAAGCGGGATCGACCCCTGCTCAATAGTCCAGAGGTTGACGCCCCGGTTTGCCCATTCGATGGACATCAGGTTCAGGCTACGGCGAGCCGTACGGAAGTCGTAACCCGTGCGCAGCTCAGCACCACACCTCTCGAACGCCTCCTCGATGAGGGCGTTCATGTCGAGGTCAAACGTCGCTGTACCGCTGGTGGTCACCGGAATCTCGCTGTCTTCTTGGCGATGCGCTTGGGTTGGGCCACGAATTGCTTGCCTTGGCGGGTGCCTTCACGCTTGGCCTTGGTTGTAGCAGCATACTCAGAAGATGTCAGCGATTGCCGCGCCTTCTTGGGTAGGTACCGTTCGCCCGTAGCCTTCTCCCCTTGGGTCGAAGGTTTGCCAGACTTGGTCCCCCAGTCCTCCTTGGTCCACTTGGAGAGCGACTTCTGGGCTTCGGTCTTGGGTCCGGAGTACCCGCCACCTGAGGACTTGTACTTCTGAGTAGCAAGCTGTGCCTTACGCGCTGACCATTGGCCGGGGTCTCCCCCTTTACCGCTGGCCTTCACGCTAGCAACGACGCGCTTCCACTTGCTCTCGTCGGTACGAGCCACTTACTTGCCCTTCTTGAACCCCTTGAGCATCGCAGCAAACTGGGCGCTCTTATCCGCCTTACCCGCCTTGCCCGGGGCCTTGGCCATCTTGGAGGCTTTGGCCTTCTTCATGGCCCCCATTCCCCGAGAGGGCATCACTTGCAGCCCTTCATCGTCTTGCCGCCCTTGGCCATCTTGACCATCTTCGCCTTGGTCTTGCCCTTGCGGGCGATGCCGTCAGCCTTACGCGCTTTCATAGCTGGGTCCTTTCGTTAGCTACGCTTGTTCATCTCTTCGACCTTATGCTCAAGGCGTTCAAAGGCCCTGTCAAACCGGTCTCCAAGCTTGTCTACCAGACTGTTCATCTCAGCCCGAGTAACGTGATCCCTCGCAACCTCTTCCCGGGTTTGGTTAAGGAGGTTGCTGATCCGATGGAGGTCATCGAACTTAGTCTTCATGAAAAACCCCAAGACCCCGACAAAGCCGGTAAGAATGGCGTCCCACAGCGTCTCAACGTTCATCTCAGCACTTCCACGACTTAAGGTACTCTTCCCACTCGGGGCTGTCATTGCTAGCGTAGATGTACTGCATAGCGAACTCTAGCAGCAGCGGGTCGTCTCTAAAATGCCCGAGGCCACGGTTACAGTGGTTGCACAGCATACCCCGAACCCGCCCCGTCTTGTGGTCGTGGTCCACCACGAGAGGCCCTCCAGAACCGCAAATGACGCACTCTTTTGTCGAGGCTTTAAGGTCCTTCAGGTCTTCGTCGCTGATTACGTCCCGAAACTTGCCGCGATTTATCTCGCTCCGGTACGTCGCCCGGCACGTGCGGCACCAGCTATCGAACCCCGACTTAGTTTTGTTGTGCGGGGGGAAGTGGACTCCGTCTAGCGGTTTGTCCTCCTTGCACCGAGTGCAGGCGGCCTTTAGCAGCTCCATGCTCGCCTCGCTTTATTAAGGCGGCTGTTCGGGTCCTTAGCAGCTTTGGGGAACATCTTGGCCTGACCGGCGGACCTAGCGCAAAAAGACTTCCGGCGAGCCGCGTCCTTTTCGGTCTTGGGGTTTGGGGCAGGCGGTTTCAGCCCCGGCTTGCCCGGATTCGCACGGTTGTAGGAAGCCCGCCCCTTGGCGTTCAGTCCGCCCTTGGGGTTCTTGCCTTCCTTACGTGTCCATGCGGGAGACTTGGCCATCACACGTACTTCTTCTTCGTGACCCTGCCGCCCTTGGCTTTGCCCATCGAGTCGCGAAACGCAGCGCCAAAGCGTTTACCCGCTGGGAGGTCCCGGTACTTGGGGTCTCCCTTGGCTAGGTAGTCCACGGCCTTACCGAGGCCGGTTTTTTGGCTTTCTTTGGAGCGAATGGCGTCGCTCTTAGCCATCATGTCCTTGTAGGCAGCCTGATTAGCCTGCCCAGACGCCGAGGGTTCTTTCTTGGGCGGGGCCGCAGCCTTCGGGGCCGCAGCTTTTGGAGCTGCAACTTCTTCCTTCAGCTTGGTAGTGTAGCTCTTGCCGTTCCACGTGAAGGTCTTGCCGCCGCCTTTGCGGGCAGCGCGGAAGGCTTCGGAGAAGCTGCCACCAGCGGCCATCTTCTTGACGCTGCCGCCCTTCTTCATGCCGGTAGCTCCTGTAGTTGTAGGGGGAGGAGGTGACGCTTCGCCGGGACGCCGACGCCTACGTTTTGCCGCCATAGCGGCGGGGGAAAGGATTTCGGGGCCGTGCTTCTCGACCATGGCGGCGGGGGAAAAAATCTCAAGGCCATCTTTGGACTTCATGGCCATTGCCAGCGGAGAAAAAATCTCAAGGCCGAGCTTCTTTTTCTTCTCGGGGGCCGCAGCCGAAGAAGAAGTTGTGGTCTTGCCGCCTTCGGCGTAGCGGCGCTTCGTGATCTCGCCGCCCTTCTTGAACGGACGCGAGGTAGGCTCGTCCTTGACTGGGTCGTAGGTACGCTTCTTGGGTGGCGGGGTCTTAGCCTTCTTCTCGGTGTACGGCATGGCCGTGATCGCCCGGGACGACTCGTCCTTCATGGCGTCATAAGGGCGCTTCTTGGCGGGAGACTTGGCCATCACGCGGCGTCCTTCTTATGGGGGACAAGCATCGGGTAGAGCATGTCCGTGCCAAAATTGCCGACGTACTCCTGCACACCCATGTGGCCGAGAGTAATGGTCGGGTCCACCCAGACCTCAAAGCCGTGCTCGCGAGCGCGGTCGCAGAAGAGGAAGTCCTCCCCAACGTAGCCCTCGTCTGTCAGCATGAAGTCGAAGATGCAGGGCACCGTGCGGTCACAGCGCGCATCGAAATAGCGCCACTCGGGGTGGGCTTCGTTCAGGGTCTCAAACACCTCGCGGCGTACCAGCATGAAGGCAGTCGCCACGCGTTTTGCGCGGACCAGACCCATACCGTTCATCGTAAGGTCGTTGTTCTCGTCGTGGTCGAGGGTGGCGATGTAGACCTTGTCGGTGCTACGCGTGCGCGGGACCGCCGCCACGATGCCCTTCTTGGGGTCAGAGCCCCAAGCCATAAGCCGGAAGATGTCCTCGGGCTCGAAGTTGATGTCGCTGTCGATGAACAGCAGGTAGTCGCAGGTGGAGTCCAGAAGGTCTTGGGCCAGCAGGTTCCTAGCCCGGGAGACCACGGAGCATCCGCAGATGCTGCCAATCTGGATGTCGATGCCGTGCTGGGGTGCCGCCTGTGCAAACCGCGCCAACGAGACGGCGAGTTTCAGCGAGACCTTGAAGTCGTAGGCGGGGAGAGCGATGAAGAGGCTCTTACCCGCCAGATCGAAGCTTTGTTGGGCTTCCATGTGTCACCCGTAATAGACGACGGTTGAGGCCACGTTGGTGACGGTGCCGTACAGCCCATCCTGAGCGAGAATACCTTCGCCGGGCAGGATGATGTAGATGTAGCCGCAGTTGGCCACGGCTGGAGTATTCATGGTGAACAGGGTTTCGCCACCAGACCCGCTCGTGAAAACCACCGACCCGGCACTCGCACCACAGACCGCATAGATGGCCTTGATGCGAGTGCGGAACGTGACGTTCTGGGCACCCGTGGTTGTGAAGGCTCCCGTCGCGGTAAGCGGCGCGGTCGCTTTGACGTCAGTTTGCATGACCGATCTCCTCTAGGAGCTGCACCTATCAGGTGTCAGCGAACGGAGTCGCCAGAGAAGCCGAACCGATCAGGACGCCCTGAACAAGGTACCGGTTGGCGGCGATGGCCACAATCGTCAGGTAGGAACCCGCGATACCGCCAGTGGTCGTGCCGTTCAGGTTGATGACGTCGTTAGACGAGCCGTTGGGGACGTAGAGGTTGGAAGCGCCACCGGCAGTCGCCATCACGAGGCTGCCAACGAACAGGTCACCGGGGGTGCTGCTCGTGGTCCTGATCTTCAGGGTGCCGGTCGTGGCTGCACTGACGAAGATCGTGTAAGGCACGCCTTCGTTGTTGGGGTTGTTCGGGTCAGAGCCCGGACCAGAGGCGGCAGCGTCCTCAGAAGCGTTGACGGCAGGGAGGGTAATCGTCCCCGAAGTACCGCTGTAGTACAGAATCTTACCGCCATGGACGGTAGGGTCGAGGGTCAGGGAGCCGCTGACGGCTGGGACCATGCCCGGACCCTGAGGAATGAAACCGTTCAGGGAGCGAACGGGACCTTGGAAAGTGGTGACGGCCATGCCGATATCCTCGTGTAGTAGCACATACTCGTACCGTCTCTACTACGTCTGCTAGGCCAGTCGGTACGAGTGATTTTCCTAGTGTAGTATTGGTAGCATCGGTCAAGAAAAAGGGGAAGGAGTTTCCTCCTTCCCCCTGATCTTTTAGGCTCCGGCGGAGCCGTAGATCGACAGCGGGTCAGACCAGCCGAACGAATAACGCTCGCGGGCCTTGTACCGCACGTTTCCGGTGTCGAAGTCACCGTCCATGCCCGTGCTCATAGCGGCGCGGACAAAGTGCTTCAGGCCGTTCGGAACGTCCGTGGTCAGGAACCACGCGTCCGGGTCGGTCAGGAAGTGATTGACCGTATAGCCTTCCGGGATCACGCCCATCGACTTGATGGCGTTGATGTCGTTGTCAGCGGTGCCAACACGGTTGGGCGTGTCGAGCAGGCGCTTGGCGACGAACATCAGGCCCGGGGGCAGGATCAGCTTACGCGGCTTAGCCGCAATCAGCAGACCACGCTCGTCGGTCCACGCAGCGATCTGGATGACGGCGGCTTCGAGAGACGTTTCATTCAGGTCGGCGGGGGTGCCGGGGATGTTCGAGTTGAGCTCGCCGTTGGCCAGCGGGTGCGAAGCCGAGAACAGTGCGACGCCATCGCCGCCCGCGTAGGCAGCGGTGAAGCCGTTGTTCAGGACCCCAGCAGCCTTGGTCTGCTTGGTGTACGACATGCCACGGGCCAGAGCCTTGGTGTAACGCGCCGACAGGGAGTCGTAGAGGTTGTCCTCGATGGCCTCTTCCGTCAGCGAGAAACCAAGAGCGATGGTCTCGTGGTTGTACCGGGCAGTCCAGACTTCTTGGCCGTTGTCGTACGCGATGGCAGAACCTTCGTTCTTCACCGGGGCGGCACCGAAACCAGCAAGCTTGGTCTCTTCTTCGAACGAGCGCTCGGAGCTTTCGGTTTCGAAAATCTCCTTATGCTCTTCGCCGTAGCGGCTGTACTCCAGACCGAACAGGGCGTTCAGGCCGGGCAGAAGCTCCTTGAGGAGCTGTGCGCGTGAAATTGCCATTATTCAGTCTCCTTACACGCCGGTGGGGTTGAGGTATTGATGCATCCCCTGATTCCACTTGACCACGACTTCCGTGAAGGAGCCCGCAGCCGACTGGGTTTCAGAGACAACATCAACGATACGTACCGGCCACGTGGACGTGGTAGCGGTGGTCGAGCTGACCGCAACACGGGAATTACCCGTAGCGGTGACACCCGCGTTCTGGACCAGCACGGCGTTTTCACCGACGCCGGTACGCCCGACGAAGCTGATGGTGGTGCCGGACGATACAACGGCAACCTTGAACAGCGTATCCGGGTCGTCAACGACCGAAGCCACGATGTCAGAGGCGACGACCGCACCGGGGTAAAACTGCCGGAAAGCCTTGCCGTAGGTAGGGTCGGTGTACGAGCAGCCAAGGAACACGCCTACCGGAGTGGCCGCGTTGGTGCCGGTGTCTTTGCCGACAGTGCCGTCGTTGTTCAGCTTCACGATATCGCCAAAGAAAATAGCGGTCGCAGAAGCGGAGTTGATGGGGAAGTTTCGAGTGGACCCCGCGAAGACTTGGCCACCGATCAGGTTGATCGGGATAAGTCCGTACGGAGCCGCAACAGAGGGATAGGCCATTGTTGGCTCCTAAAAAGGGTTATCTGCCTTTGCCGAACGAGACGGTAGAACGCCGTTCCTTGAAAAGGGGCATACGGGCGTCCTGTTCCTTCATGTAGCTGTTGTCCACCGACTCGATCTGAGCTTCGTTCACGCGAGCGTAGTAGGCACGCCGTTGCTCCATAAACTCAGTCGGAATCTTGCAGAGCAGCAGCCCGCCGACTTCGATGTTGTCCTTGAACCGACTTCCCTCGTCCGTCAGGTAGCGCAGCCGGGGCTGCTCTTCAATTCGGACAGGTTCCCAGCCTTCACGAAGCTTGGCCGACATGTTCTTCGGGTCAGCTTCGTTCTCGGCAGAGATACGAACCCACCGGTAGTCGTATCCGGCTTCCCGGTCTGGCTCAGGGAGACCAGAGGCAGGTTGCCACGACTTGGGGCGTTCGAGGGTAGTGCGAGTGCGGTCTTCGCGAGCGATGCGAGATTCAACCATTAGCGTGGCTCCAGCTTGAGAACTTCCCGGGCGTATTGCTCGGGGGTAATCCGAAACTTCTTGGCGACAGCCGCCTGAGAAGCGGTGAGTTGGACCTTTTTGGAGGTCCGGCTTCGGGATGCGGGGGCAACGACGGTTGCAGGCTTCGCCTGACGCGCAGGCCGACCAGCGTTGTCGGTCGTCTTGTCTTCCCCGAAGTACTCGGGGAAACGCTTGCGCATCGTTTTGTCGATGGCGCTATAGTATTCGTCGGACCCCACGAACTGAGAGCCACGTTCCAGTTCGAGCTTTTGGTGAAGCCCGAGAGCAGACGCGGTCATCTCCGGGTCTCGACCCCACCAGCCCTGATTGCGCTCTTGCCACGCAATAGTCTTGGAGTCGAGGCGAGGAGCCTGCGGCTGCTGGTACTGTTGTAGCTCTTCGTCTTCGTCTTGTAAAGCAGGTGCAGGACGATAATTAGAAATCTGCTCCGCGCGGATAGTCGCACGGTTCATCTTTTCTTGCGCTTCGACCACCTTATCAGCATCGCCGGACTCGTAGGCGTCCCGATATTCCCGCCTCGCTTGGGTCAGCTCGAAGTCCACGTTCTGCTTCACGCTGTTGAGCAGCGAGTTCTCGCCTTGGGAAATGCTGGCCTTAAGCCTGCGGTTCTCCTCCAGTAGTCGCTGCGCAGCGGCGAAGGCTTCGTTCTTCTCCCGCTCTTCCCGTTCCTTGGCCCGGCGCTCGTCGTGCCAGACCTTCTTCATCTGCTTGAGGCGGACCTTGACCTTGTCGGAGTAGTCGTCCAGCTCGTCGTTATCCAGTTCTTGGACGAGCTCTTGCGGGAGCGGGTCGCGCCCTTGGTCCTCTTGGGGGGTATCATCAACAATCTCGACGTCAAACTCGTCGTCAAGGTCGTCCATGGCGTCCACAGTCGCCATCAGGTCTTCATTTTCGAGCTCTTCAGCCATTTTCGTCTCCTTTGTACGGGGCGGTGCCCGTTGTGTCCGACTTGCGAGGCTTGCCGGGGGTGTGTGCGTCGTAAAATGGGTTGCGGGACATCTGGGCGTGCCACGCCCGCGCCATTTCAAGGGTCGGAGGCTTCTTTTTCGGGCCTACGGCAGCCCAAAACAGCGCAACTCCAAGCCCAAGACGTTCTTTGAGCGACAGGTAGCCCCTAAGCACGGGAAATACCTCGCGGGTCCTCGACAACCGACTCCACAGCGTCGTCGTTGATGATCCGGAACTCTTTTCCGTGGATTTTGACCCGGCTACCGGCGTGCGGGCGAGTCAGAATGAAGTCTCCAGCCTTGCACCACGGACCAGAAGGGAACTTCGCCACATCTTGGTAGGCGTCCGGCCCCACTTTGAGCACGAAGAGCACCGGAGTGGTCAGTTCTTCGTACTGCTTAGTCATGTCGGGCTTCCAAAGACCACTTTCAAAGCGATCTTCGACCTCCGGAACTGCGCACAGCAGCCGGTAGCCCACCGGAGTAGGCAGTTGAGTAGCCGCGCGGGCTTCTTCTTCCACAGTTTCAGTGCTCATCTTCGTTCTCTACCTGTTTTGCAGCGGTAATCAGAATGTCTTTGGCGTTCAAAAGTCCGCGATACCTGCCGCAGACAAACTTGTAGTCGCCAAACTCCTTGATGTGCCCAAGTGCAAGCTGTCCTTCAATGGTCCGAAGGTCTTCGTCGATCTTGGAGCAGAGGTACCTAATCAGGTCGTTGTTCATCTACGTCCTTTCGGGGGCTTTTTGTTGCTGGTTTCCGGCTTTTCCCCTCCTTGGGTGGCCCCAAGAAGCGTTTGAAGCATCGTCTGCTGCATCTGGGCCTTGTCCTTGGAGATTTGCGTGCCGAGCTTGAGCCCTTCGAGCTCCTGCTGGCCCTCCATTCGGCGCTTCTCGCCCTCGGCCTTGACGCCTGCGTTGAGCCCGGCGATCTCTTTCTGGGCTTCGATGCGCTCGCGTTCGATATCCAGTTGGTCGGCCTTGGCCGCTGCGTCGAGGGACATCTTCTGCTTCTTTACGTCGAGCTCGCCCTGCTTGATCTGGAGCTCCTGCTGCTGCATCTGGACGATGGGGTCCTGTGCGGCCTGCTGGTTCTGTGCCATTTGGGCTTCGGCTTGGTTCTTCTGGAGCAGCTGGGTAGACGCAGCGGCTGCAAGCCGGGAGATGTGAAGCTCCAGTTCAGGCGTCATATCGGAGTCCGGCGGCGGCAGCGGCACGCCCGCCTGTTCTTCCACCTGCTGGCGATACTGGAAGGCCAGATGTTCAGCAATGTGCGCTTGAGACGCCGCCATCATGGACTGGGCGTTGGGGTTCTGGCCCATCAGCATCTGGACTTTGGGGTCCTGAAGCAGGTTCATATGGACCTGAATGTGCGCCTCGTGGTCTTGGTAGATGAACGCTTTGACCGGCTTGCTGTTGATGAAGTCCATGTTCTCGCTGATCGGGTCGCGGGGCTTCATCTCGTCCTCGTCCTTCACGATCACGAGCTTTTGGGCGTTCTTGATCCCCAGCGCTTCCAGCATCTGCCGGTGAAGGTAGGGCATGTCGTAGATTTGCGGCGCGCCCTGCGCCAGCTGAAGGACCGCCTGATACTGGACGATCTTTTGAGCCATGGTGGCGGCATTGGGGTCCGACACCGGGATGACGTGGACCTTATCGTAGTCGGCCTGCTTCGCCTTGCGGCTACCCTCGACCGGCTCGTAGTCGTATTCCTCCGGGGTGTAGTCGCGGATGATCCCTTTCAGCAGGCGGAACTCCTGCTTCATGGAATAGTGGACCCGGGCTTGGACAGCCGACATGACCTTCAGAGTGCGCTCAAGGATGGCCAGCGTGGTGCCCACGGGAGCCTGCGCCGACATGTCGCTGATCTTCATATCCGCCGCAGAGGCGAACCGGCGGCCTTCTTCGACGATTGTGCCTAGGAGGCTATACAGAACCTGCGACGGCTCTTTGTAGGGGAGCGGCATGATGTTGTCGCGCATGGTCCCGCTGGCCACATCGACGTCTCGCCACTCGGCAGGTGCAATCGGAGTGTCGTCGCCCTTGACCCGCAGGCCCTTGGTCTTGAAACCGCCGGGCAGGTTGCTCAGCGTACCCGCATCCACCAGTTGGCGGATCAGTGAGGTGCTGGACTTGGCGAAAGCTCCGATCAGGTGGATCAGGCCGAAGGCATAGAAGCCAAAGCCCGGCACGTATCCGTAGTGGACGAAGTGGTTCCGGCGCTGCTTCAGGTCGTCTTCCGGGTTCCAGTTGCGCCGGATGGACAGCACTTTCTGCGACGACTTCTCGATGGTCACCACGTAGGGGACAGCAATGCCGTCCTTGACCTCGTCCTTGGTGTACTTGTCGTCCGGGATGCTGATCTCGACGTGCATCTCCAGCAGCTTGTGCCGGTCGTCTGTCGTCGCGCTAAAGCCCATCTTCTCAGCGATGGCCTTCTCGATCTCGTCGAAGGTGTCGTCCGGCTCCGGCAAGTCAATGTCGCGGTAGAACCCGGAGGTCTGGAGCCTGCGCAGCTCGTTCTGGGTCTTCCGCATGACGTGCGTAAGGCGCGGGCTCATTTCCAGATTAGACGCCCCGTAGGGAACCACGACGTCTTCGGCAGGGATGTACATCGACACCTGCCGTCCCAGAGACGGATCGTAGTAGACCTTCTTGAATGCGTTGCCTGCCAGACCCAGACCCCACAGCATCCGCTCGTGCTCGGGCCGATACTCCACCATGACGTCAGTCAGCTGGTAGTTCATGTCTTCTTCCACGCGAGAGGCGGCGTCCCGCTTCTCTGGGGTCTCCTTGCCGATGATTTCCGTGCGGACCGGCCCCTTGGCTGGGAACGTCTCCATCATGGTCTCGGCTTGGAACTTGACGAGGGCTTCGCTCATCATGGGGTGGTAGACCCCGCAGGCCCCCGGCCACGGTTCCGTCCGGTCTTCGACCTTCATTCCCAGTAGCTCAAGGCCGTCAACGTAGGTTTGAATCCAATCCTTCCGGGAGTCGACGTCGTCGTCAAAGTCTTCCATCAGGTCTGCGGCTAGCGCCGACAGCACGTCGTCGTCCATTTCTTCCGCAAGATTGCTCGCGAAGTCGTCGTCTTCTTCCTCGACGTCCTCTTCCTCTTCGGCGTCTTCTTCCTCGTCCGGGTCTTCGATCTCAACCTCGATGTCTTCGACATCCGAAGCGTAGTCGTCAGGCAGGTTAACGCCCGGCATGGCCCCACTGGAGAGGGTCCCGTCCAGACCAAGCGGGGCTTGGTTAAGCGACTTGTCGATAGCCATTAGTAGTATCCCTGTCCTCGTTTGGACTTGAAGTATCTGACCTCGTCGGGCTCGTCGAGGTCAGCGGTAATATAGCCGCCCTTACGAAACCTCATGAGCGCCATGGACACAGTGTCCGCGTAGTCGTCGTGCTCGCCGCCCGGGAAGCTAGCCACTTCATCAATGACTTCTTCTGCCCAGCGTGTGTCGGGAGCCCAGACACGTCCCGAAGCAAACAGGTCCGAGACAGCGTTAAGTCGGCTGATCTTGTCGTTGCCGCGAGTAGGGGTGAACTCCTGTACGGGTACGCCCATAGACCTAAGCTCGTAAATGAGCGGCGCACCGGAAGCTTTCTTCTCGACGATCAGCCCGTCTGGCTCCCACTCTTTATACTCTCTGAGCACAGTCCGCTTGAGCTCCGGGAACTCCATTCGGTCCCGGAACGCGTTGAGCAGTATGATATTGGCTTGCGTGACGCCGCTGTCGTCAGGCTGGTAGAAGACGCCCCACGTAGTGCAGGCCGAGTAGTCCGCGCGCTGGGTCTTCTCGAAGGCCGTGTCCCACGCCTGTAGGACAAACTCGCACTTGGGCGGCTTGTCCCGGTCCCAAGTCTGCCACCACTCGCGCTTGACGATAGCACTCTGGTCGCCGGTCGGGTTCTGCTGGTACTGCGCCATCCACTTGGAGTTGGGCAGCTCGTTCCTAAGGGCGCTAAGCTCGCTCAGAGACCAGAACTCGGGCCACAGGGGATTACCGCTGGGGAGCAGGGCCGGAAACTCAATGACCTCCCACTCTTCCCCGCCTCGCTGGGCTGCGGCCTTGATTACCTGCGCGGTCAGGTCACGTTTGGACCACCGCGTCATGACGATGACGATGGCTCCGCCCGGCTGAAGGCGCTGACGGGGGCCGGAGGTGTACCACTCGTAGGTCTTGTCGTAGATGTCCGGGTTGGATTCGGCCAGTGCCGCTTCCT